CGCCTTGTTGGCCGGAGTTCTGGTCTCTTGAGGATCTGACCGCGGTCCGCGCATCTATTCCCCCGAGCAAATGGAACGCGCAGTATCAGCAGAACCCTACGGGCGAGGAGAACGCGATCATTCCTCGTCAGTGGTGGAAGAAGTGGGAGAAGGACGCCATCCCGAATCTAGAGTATGTGATTCAGAGCTATGATACGGCGTTCTCGAAACGCGAGACTGCTGACTACTCGGCGATCACAACTTGGGGTGTTTTCAGGCCAGAGGAGATTGGGGGCCCTCCGGGACTCATACTTTTGGACAGCACGAAGGGGCGGTGGGACTTTCCTGAGCTAAAGCAGACGGCTATGGAGCAGTACAAGTATTGGGACCCCGACACCGTCATCGTGGAAGCCAAGGCTTCTGGTCTGCCTTTGACCCATGAATTACGAAACATGGGAATCCCTGTTGTTAACTTTACGCCTAGTAAGGGTAATGATAAGGTTACGCGAGTTCATTCTGTATCGCCGTTGTTTGAGGCGGGCATGGTTTGGGCCCCCGACACCACCTTCGCCGACGAGATGATTGAGGAGGTGGCGGCGTTCCCTAACGGGGAGCATGACGACTTGGTCGATAGCATGACGCAGGCTTTGATGCGTTATCGGCAGGGCAACTTTGTACAGTTGCCGACCGACGATTGGGACGATGAGGATACGGGAATGCAAGTTAGGGCATATTACTGATGGCGGAAGAACGCCCGGTATATCGTGGAAGTTTGCCAGAAGAGCGGTCTTTTGAAGGAGTCCCCATTCTTGGGGGCTTGGAAGCTCTGGCGAGTTCTCTTACTCCGATTGAGCGCGACGTTATACGCGAGCCCGAGGTTCAGTATTACGAGGACATGGGCCGGCGGTACGTGGATAAGGTTATCCCGGGCGAGTACGGCGAGCCGCGATTTGGGATGCCTGCTGCGATACAGGGCATTTTAGATTTTGCGGGCTTCTTGAAGGATGACCCCGGCGAGGCTGCGGCGGCTATTGGCTCGGGCATTGCGTCCATACCTGAGACACAGATGCAGGGTGCGCTCGCATTGATGCAGGGCGCGGATTATGCGTATGACCCGGTGACCGGGGAGACCAGTACGTTTGACCCGTTGCTTTTACCGGCGACCACGGCTCTCGGAACTGCGGCTAGTATTGCGCGTGTCGCGGACGACGGCTCTACGGTTCTTGGGATCATGGGCGGTCGCATGGCGAAGGACGGCCCCAGCAAGTTCAGCGAGGCTCGCGCTGCGCGGCGCACGAAGAGTGATCAGGAGGTCTTTGAAGAGACGGGCGCGTACTTTGATGACGAGGTTTTCCCGGATGAGGGTGATGCGTTTCGCTTTGAGATTCCTACTCGGGAGTCTGAGCTGGTTGGCATTGAGGATGTTGTCCGCAAATCGAATGACAGTTCTGCGGGGCCCGGGGGCCGTAATTATTTTTACATGGACGACGGGACGAATGTCACGGGCCTGAAGAAGGACGTTGTTGGCATCAACATCTTGGACAATGGCGGGTTTTCTGTTGAGTCTCAGTTTAAGAACGCGGCGGGTGAAATGGAGCCTGCGAAGTATCCGCGGCTCTCTGAGGTCTTGGATTTTCCTGAGTTGTATGAGCAGTACCCGCAGTTGAAGGATATTTATGTTGCGCGTTTGATGAACTCCGAAACTTCGGGTGCACAGGCGGTTTCGATAGAGAAGGGCATTCAGGGCCGTCCGACCATTGCTTTGGGCTATGCGATTAGTCCTCGGCTGTTCCAATCGCATCTGTTGCACGAAGTTCAGCATGCGGTTCAGAAGATTGAAGACTTTCCTCGCGGCGGTGCTCCGATTGGGATGTCTGAGAAGGATTACGAGCGTCTTTATGGTGAGGTTGAGGCTCGGAACGTAGAGTCCCGTTTTATGTCTGAGTTGGATGACATACCTCAGACGGTCCCGACACAAACGCGGGATACCGCTTCTGCGGACATGTTGTTTGAGGATGGTACGCCCGCGGTTCAATTATCGCGGCTCACGGGCCTTAGCCCCGGGGAGCTGGGTGAGAGAATTGGCGGCATTCGGATAAACCCAGAGAATGAGCCAAACAGGTTTTATTTTGCTGACTTGGGCGGGTCGGAAGTAACTCTCAAGCCTAGCTTAGACATGATGGGCGAGGTGCGGCCCAACACGATAGAGATTGATGTCTTGATGGGAAAGCCGCGGCGTCAGGGCCACGGTTCAGAAATCTTGAATCGCATAAACAAGATGGCGGACGAGACAGGGACTACTATGAGGTTGTTCCCAACTCCGATTGAGTCTCCGGGACAGCCGACTATTCGTCTGGACGATCTTGTAGATTTTTACAAGAGCAAGGGCTTTCAGTTTGAAGATCCAGACCCCAGCATAACTGATCTTGATCGCCCCATGGTCCGTTATCCGCGGAAGGCGGAGGGTGGTGTAATGGGCATGGTCGATGTTGCGCGGGACATGACCCGCGGCCCTCGGGGCGTGGAGTCCTTGGTTCCGGTTGCTAGGAATATGAACCGGTCTATGTTAGGTTGACGTAAAGGAGATTATACATGGCGCGTGAACCGATTGCCGGGATGGTAGAAAATGCTGTCCCTACGCAGCTTGATCCGGAGGATTTGGCGGCAGAGGTAGAGCTGGAGCTCCCGGGCAGCCAAGAGATGGACCTTGGCGCGGATGTAGACATTGAGATTCTGCCCGAGGATGACGGCGGCGTCGTAGTTGACTTTGAGCCGCAAGACCAGCGCGGACAAAACGATGACTTTTATGCGAATTTGGCAGAGGAAATGCCAGATCGTGAGCTCGGGCGTATTGCCAGCGAGTTGTTAGGTGAGTTTGACGCCAACAAGGCCAGCCGACAGGAGTGGGAAGATGCTTACGCCAACGGTTTGGAGCTTCTTGGTTTCTCCTACGAGGAGAGAACTCAGCCGTTCAGAGGCGCTACCGGCGTTACGCATCCCCTGCTTGCAGAGGCAGCTACACAATTCCAAGCGCAGGCGTTTAACGAGCTGCTGCCGGCAGCAGGCCCGGTGCGAACTGCTATCATTGGAAGCGAAACTCGGGAAAAACAGCAGCAGTCAGACCGCGTAAGGCACTTTATGAACTACTACATCACGAATGTGATGGAGGAGTACACGCCTGAACTGGATCAGATGCTGTTTTACTTGCCGTTGGCGGGTAGTACCTTCAAGAAAGTCTACTATGACGAGACCATGGGCCGTGCTGTAAGCAAGTTTGTGCCTGTTGAGCAGCTCGTAGTGCCGTATGAGACGGCAGATTTGGAGACTTGCCCGAATATTACGCAGGTTCTGCGTATGTCGCTCAATGATTTGCGTAAAAAGCAGGTCTCGGGCTTCTATTTGGACGTAGATGTCATCCCTGCACAGGCCGAAGTGGGCAGTGTAGGCAGTGAGATCGACCGTATTGACGGTGTTTCGCCGTCTCAGATCGATTATGACTGCACTTTGCTTGAGTGCCACGTTGATTTGGACCTTGAGGGGTATGAGGACACCGACGAAGACGGTGAACCGACCGGTATCAAGGTGCCGTATGTGGTTACAATCAGTCAGGACAACGGTCAAATCTTGTCAATTCGTCGTAATTACCGCGAGGAAGACGAAAACAAGAAGAAAATCCAGTATTTTGTGCACTATAAGTTCCTTCCGGGCTTCGGTTTCTATGGTTTGGGGCTTATTCACACTATTGGCGGTTTGTCACGGACCGCCACGGCGGCACTGAGGCAGTTGATCGACGCTGGTACGTTGTCCAACCTCCCAGCGGGTTTCAAAGCCCGCGGACTACGGATCCGCGATGACGATGACCCGCTTCAGCCCGGTGAGTTTCGCGATGTGGACGCTCCCGGAGGGGCTATCCGTGACAGCCTGATGCCGCTGCCCTTCAAAGGCCCAGATCAGACGCTATTTAATCTTCTTGGGTTCGTAGTTGACGCTGGTCGGCGCTTTGCGACGATTACAGACATGAAAGTTGGCGATGGCAACCAGCAGGCGGCTGTCGGAACGACTATTGCGCTGCTGGAGCAGGGCTCTCGGGTGATGAGTGCCGTTCACAAGCGGCTTCACTACGCTATGCGGCTTGAATTTAAGATTTTGTCGCGTGTGATGGCCGAAAGCCTGCCGCCGGAGTACCCGTATGCCGTTGAGGGCGCGGAATCCGCGGTCAAGCAGACGGATTTTGATGACCGCGTGGATGTTCTGCCGGTTTCTGACCCGAATGTGTTCAGTCAGGCGCAGCGCATTGCCTTGGCTCAGAC